GTTAAAATCCACCGCGTCCCAAAAATCAGGATTTTTACAAAATCAATTTTTGAATTTCAAGGCGGACGGCCGCGTTTAAAAGCAGCTATCTGTTTTTGTTTGAAACGAGGTGAACTTTGATGAATGAGAAAAGAAAAGAAGAACTGCTTACTCTTTGCGAGAACCTTGACGATAAAGAGCGCAAGCTCAGCGACAACCTGATAACCGAGCTGTGCTTTTTGGAGGAACGCCTTGCGCTCCTCCGAAGTTATCCGCACATCAAAGTCCACCCCGCTGACCCCACTAAGCAGAAAGTGACTCCTGCCGGCAAACAGTATAAAGAAATGCTTCAGCAGTATCTCAACGTTATCAAGACCTTTGACAAGCTGCTGGGCAGTTCCGAAGGCGAGGAGATAAGCCCGCTGAGAGAGTATCTGAACAGCCTGCGTGATGCCGAATGACAAACTACCTGATACAGTACCGCGAAGCTATAAGGCACGGCGAGATATATGCAGGTATCGACATGATAACAGAGCTTGACAACCTGATAGCCGATCTCGATGACGATGAGTATATCTATGACACCCGCGATGCCGAGATAAGGATAGACTTTATCGAGCACTGCGTGCGCCTTACAAAGTCGCCTTTCTACAACATGCCGATGACGCTCCTGCTCTGGCAGAAAGCCTTTATCGAAGTGGTTTACAGCTTTAAGATCCGTTCGCTTGACACAGGCGAGTGGGTAGACCGCTTTCAGGAGATACTCCTGCTGATAACCCGTAAGAACGGCAAAACCGAGCTTATTGCGGCGCTTATGCTGGCGGAACTTTTCCTCGGACCCGAAGGCTCTGACATCGTGTGCTCAGGTACTGATGACGGCACAGCAGATCTGGCATATCAGGCCATCGACACCATGCGGCTGCTGATAGACCCGAAGCAGGTCGACACATGGCGCAACCAGAAGGGTATCAAGTGCTTTGTGAACAACTCACATATCTACAAGCTGTCTGACAGTACCCGCCAGAAGGAAGGCCGAAACATCGACATGGCGGGCATAGATGAGGTGTGGAAGCTGCTGGACGATGGCATCTACAAGCCGATACAGCAGTCGACTTCCACTAAGGACAAGTATAAGATCTTCATGTTCGGCTCTGAGGGCTTTGTGGCAGATGGCTTTCTGGACAAGACCCGCAAAGACTATACCGCTATCATCTACGGCGAAGACTGTTCCGATGCGGCAAAGCGCAAGCTGGCATGGATATACACGCAGGACAGTGAGCAGGAAGTCTGGCAGACAGACGAACGCGGCATCAGCAGGCTTTGGGAAAAATCCAACCCATCAGTCGGCAAGGTGAAAAAGTGGTCTTACCTCAAAGACCGCGTTGACGAAGCAAGGAAGTCAAAGTCAGACCGCGCTTTCGTCCTGTGTAAGGACTTCAACTTTAAGCAAAACGCTGCACAGGCATGGCTTGGCTCTGAGGACTATGTGTACCCCGCCACTTTTGACCCCGAGGAGTTTCGCGGGGCGCTTTGTCTGGGTGCTGTGGACCTTGCAGAGACCACCGACCTTGTATCGGCGAAGATCATGCTTATGCGGCTGAACGACAGCAAAAAGTACATCGTGCAGCACTACTGGATACCCGAGAGCAAGCTGGAAAACGCTGACGATAAGACGGCGGGTGCCAAGTATGCAGAGTGGGCTAAGGCAGGCAAGCTGACTATCTGCCCTGAGCTGGACATCGATACCGGTATCGTGGCTGACTGGTTCTACCACCTGTATAAAGACTACGGCATAAGGCTCCTGGTCTGCGGGTATGATGTGAAGTTTTCAAAGCAGTTCCTAAAGCGTATGAACGAGTACGGCTTTGAAACTGAGCTGGTAGTGCAGTCCAAGCAGGTGCTTGCAAACGCTATGCGGCTTTGCGAGACCGAGTTTGAACATCATCTGATAAACTACAACGAGCACCCCGTAGACCGCTGGTGCTTCGGCAACGCAGCCGTTGAAACTGATGACTACGGCAACGGCCAGCTGGTCAAGCAGAAAGGCCAGCCGGGCAAGCGCATAGACGGCGCTGTTACTATGCTGATACTGTACGAGATGTTCCGACGGTATCGAACGGAGTTTATGAAAAATCTGAAATGAGGTGAGTAAAATGGGGATCTTTGACAAGCTTTTCCACCGCAAGCCGAAAAACTGGAGATATGCGCCTATGGTTAACGGCTACTCGCCTATCTTCTCGCAGTTCGGCACTGATATCTATGCAAGCGACGTGGTCAAGCAGGCCATCAAGTGCATAGTCGATGAGATCAAGAAGCTGAACCCTACGCATATCAAGTTCAACGGCACAGACCCTGTCCCCGTCAGGTCTACGGTGCAGGAAATGCTTGATATACCCAACCCGCTGATGACAACCAGCGAGTTCCTTGAGAAAATCTGCTGGCTGCTGATGATGAACTACAACGTCTTCATCGTGCCGATATACCACACCGACGCGCAGGGACGGCGGTACTACGAAGCCATATATCCGATACAGCCCACGGTCGTGAACTTTATCGAGGACGCAGGCGGACGGCTTTTTGTGAACTTTCAGTTTCGTAACGGCTTTGACACGACAGTGCCTTACGATGACCTGATACATATCAAGTATAACTACTCTATCAACGACTACATGGGTGGCAACCAGATGGGGCAGCCTGACAACGAAGCGCTGCTCAAAACCTTGCAGCTGAACGATATGCTTTTGCAGGGAGTGGCGAAGGCTATGAACTCCTCGTATGCAGTGAACGGCGTAGTGAAGTATAACACCTTGCTCGACGACGGAGAGACCGAAGCTGCGCTGAAAGAGCTGGAACGCAAGCTGCAGAACAGCGAAAGCGGCTTCCTGCCTCTTGACCTTAAGGCAGAGTTTACACCCTTTGAACGCAAGGCCGAGATAGTCGATGACAAGACTTTGAAGTTTATCGATGAAAAGATACTCAGGAACTTCGGCGTTCCGCTGGCTATCCTGACGGGCGACTATACAAAAGATCAGTACGCCGCCTTTTATCAGAAGACACTCGAACCGCTGATCATCAGTATCTCGCAGGCGTTTACAAAGAAGCTTTTTACGCGGGCGGAACTGGCTCGCGGGCACCAGATAAAGCTGTACCCCAAGGAACTGATCTTTATGACGGTGCAGCAGACACTGGAAATGATAAACATACTTGCACCCCAGGGCGGTGCATATCTCAACGAATATCGCTCGTGGCTGGGGCTCAGACCTCTGCCCGAGCTGGAAGGCAAGCGCCTGATGTCGCTGAACTGGATAGACGCGGACAAGGCGGCCGAGTATCAGACCAACGCAAAAGTGACCATCGACGCTGTCGATGAAGAAAAGGAGGAAGTGTGATGCTGAGACACAGACCGAACAGCATAGTCTCCCTGGGAGATGGAACGGAAGCATACATGGAGCTGAACGCAGACAGCGCAGCAGACCTGGCGACTACATACGAAGGCTATGATATAGCCGCAGGCAGTATCTGCCTTGATATATCGACAGGCAATTTTTATGTACTTGACGGCGGCGGTAACTGGGTAAACCAGACAGGGGAAAACACCGCTGCAAGCGCACTATCGACAACCGCGATCAACGACCGTGCGAAAAAGCTGGGCTTTGACGGCGCGATAAGTCTTAACGAGGTGACGGAAGATGCTGACGTACTGGGAAACGCTGATAGCGACACGAAGTAACATCGCAGTGAGCGACAGCTACGCCGCACTCTGGGGGAAGAAAGCCCAGAACAACAACACCGTGAAAACGTACACGGGCGCACTGCCTGCGGAGCTTGAAAACACTGTCGCAGGAAGCCTTGTGAGCTACAAGATATGGGGCAACACAGGCGGTGTGGGTGTCAAGAAGACCAACCTCGCAGAAGGCGAGCAGCTGCTGAAAAACGCTTCAATGAACTCGACCGGTGAGATAGTTTCTACTTCTCAGAATTATGCTTTTCGCCTGATACCAGTCGTTAAGGGCAAAACATACAGCATCGTCAACATCTACGGCGCAGAAACATCGGAATCGGCAAATTTTTATGCGTTTTTTGAAACGCTTCCGCAGATCGGGTCTGTAGCGTATAATGAGATAAGGTACAGCTTCAAAACTCCGAGCAGGACATTTATAGCCCCGATAACGGGGTATCTTGCAACGTCTGACTACTATCCGATGTATGAGGAGCAGCACAGTAACCTCATACCGTTGGAGGTCTATGAGGGCAATGCGAGTCCGTACTATCTGCCTATAACACTTGATATAACTGAGATAATGGGTCTTGAACCGCTATGTGGTATAGGTACATATAAGGATAGTCTCGACCTATCCACAGGTGTGCTTACGAGACGAATCAGGAGGTTGGTGCTGACGGGAGAGGAGAATTGGCGCAAGGATAGCGATGTCGGACAATCAGCGCGATACTACGTCTACGTTTCGAGCATCGAAAATAATACACAGAACTTGTTATCATCGCATTTTACACAATCATCAGGGTATGAAATCGGTACTATAAACGTCTATCGGAAAATTTGTGTTTTTTCGGTTGATAAAACTCTGTATCCTACAACAGACGACTTCAAATCCTACCTCGCGTCCCAATATGCAGCAGGCTCACCAGTAACACTCTGGTACGTTCTCGCAGAACCAGAAACATCAACTATCCCTGTACCATCAGGACTAACAGGTACGATTGAAGGGTACCTGATACAGGATGGTACTCCAACACCTGAAAATCCTATATATCCAAGCGAGAATGATTTAATACAGACAGAAGTCCCAATTTACATCGGTAGAGAGGCACTCGGGAAAGACGAATATGTGGACAGCGAGAGCGGTAAGATATATCGCATTGTTGTTGGTGCGCTAACTCCTACCGACCCGCCTGTATCACTGCCGCAGATACCGACTTTTGCGCCGACAACAACTATCAGTTATGGCGGCGGAATAGGGGTGCAGCCTGAAAAGGTGGAGTTCAAGTATAAAGTAAAGAGGTGAAAAGATGAACACTTTGAGAGTTGAAACCCGAGCCCTTAACATCGAGCTGAGGGCGGAACAGTCTGAGCGTGGACGCATCATCACGGGGCGACCGATAGTCTACGAGAAGCGCACTAACATCGGACCGTTTGATGAGATCATCGAGCGCGGCGCACTGGACGGCACAGACCTGACAGATGTACTGCTGTCTACGAACCACGACCTGAGCAAGATACCGCTTGCAAGATCGAGAAGAAACAACGGGAACAGCACTCTGCGGCTGATGCCTGACGGTGACGGTATGCAGATAAGCGCTCTGCTTGACACCGAAAACAACGCAGATGCGCGGGCGCTGTATAGTGCTGTCGAGCGGGGAGATATAGACGGTATGAGTTTCATTTTCTTCCTGCGTTCGACCGATGATGAGGTGTGGGACGATCTCGACACGGACCACCCGACAAGGCGTATCAAGCGCATAGCAAAAGTTATAGAGGTAAGCGCGGTGAACTTCCCCGCTTATCCACAAACAGAGATCAACGCGAGGGACAAGCAGGCGCTGGAGAACGCCCGCGCCGTTCTGGAGAGGGCGAGAGGAAACCGCTCGCGTGATATATCGCCGGAGGGCGAGTTGGAACTGGCAAAAGCCAAGTTTGAGTTTATGAAACAGTTAGGAGGAAACTAACATGAACAGAAAGCAGATACTGAACAAGCGTATGCTCAGGCTGACTGCCAAAAAGCAGCAGCTGGAAGAGCGCGCAAAGGTAAGTACCGACGCCGCAGAGGTCAGGGCACTGACCGAAGAGTTGGCAGACGTAAACGCCGAGATCTCCGAAACACGTGAAGAGCTTGATCTGATCGAGGCAGAGGAAAGAAATGCAGAACCGCCCGCATACGGTGAGAGAGCACCCGAACAGCCTGCACAGGGCGAGGCGAGAAACGCGCAGATAGTCGGCAGTTTCGGCATGCCTCAGCCCGAACGGAGGAAAGAGAATGTGCTGGAAAGCCTGGAGTACAGACAGGCCTTCCGCGACCTGTGGACTAACGGCACACCTATCCCCGCAGACCTGATGGCAAGAGCGAGAGCGGCGGTGAACGCCCTGCCCGAGGAGCAGAGAGCAGGTTCGCCTATCAACACTTCCAACACAGCAGCAGTGATACCTCTCACTATCATGCGTCAGGTCATCAACACTATCCGCACACCCTATGGCAACATCTATGACAGGGTGAGAAAGACAGCTCTCCCCGGTGCAGTAGAGTACCCCATCGGTGAGTTTGAGGCTGACTTCCACTGGGTGACAGAGGATACCAAGGCCCCCGAGCAGGATATCGGAGCAGTAGCGACCATCAAGTTTGCATACTTTGAGGCAGAGCTGAGGATAGCACAGACCTTCCTGTCTGCGCTGCTGTCTATCGATGCCTTTGAGACTGAGGCCTCTGCGGTCATCGCTCGTGCATACCGCAAGTTTGCGGACAACGCGGTAGTAAATGGCGACGGCAAGGGCAAGATGACAGGCCTTGCAGCGGCAACAACTAAGACTATCACCATGACCGCCGCACAGTTCAACGACTGGAAGCAGTGGGATAAGCGCTTCTTTGCAGACCTGGTTCCCGGTTATGAAGACGGCGTCTTTGTTATGGCTCGCTCCACTGTCATCAAGTACCTCAAGACTATGTCTGACGCCAACAACAGACCTATCTACTACGAGGCAACCGGCCTGACTGTAGGCGATGGAGACAGAGTTGACGACAGAGGCTACTTCTACGGCAGGGAGATACTTATGACCGTACCTGCTATCGTGCAGGACTTTGACGCTGCTCAGGCAGGCGATACTATCGGCTACTACTTCCAGCCCGATCAGTACATCATCAACGAGAACTTTGGTTTCACCGTTGACAGATACTACAACTACGAGCGCAGAAAGTGGATCACAGTCGCTACTGTAGTCGTAGACGGTAAGCCCGTCAACTCCACAGGCTTCATCAAGATCGTAAAGGGCTAAGGTGATACCATGGATACTACAGTGATGGCACTTGCCAACCTTTATGCAGCACTCGGCGGAAACCCCGCCGACGTTGCTGAAATCACGACTATCCCCGAGATGATAAACGCTATCGCAGGCCACGTTTCCACGGGTGGCGCAGCAGAACTGCCCGCAGTAGAAGCCGCAGACGACGGCAAGGTGCTGACGGTAGTGAGTGGAAAATGGGCAGCAGCTGTGCTGCCTGAGTAAAGGAGGAAAACCATATGATAAACAACGACAGGATCGTACCTATCCAGGAGATATCTCTGCTTGACGCTTATGCCACTATGCTGCTCATCGGCAGCGTATCTGTGACTAAGCTGAGCGCCACAGACCCTGCTACTTTTGAACAGGCAACCAACAGCGCGACTGTGCTTGCAGCTGAGCCCGTGAAGACTTTTGACTTTGCAAGTACTGCCACCGCAGGTACTGTATACTTTGTACCCGCGCTTGGCTATGAGGGCTTTACTCTTGCAGGCACTGCAACTGAGACCGCAGGTGACACAGTAGACCCCAACGGCAAGGCGCTGTATAAAGCCGTGCTTGCCAGCGGCACTGTGACTATCACCAAGCTGGCGCTCTAAGAGAAAGGGGTGAGGATATGCCCGAGGTAACGGCAGAACTGCTGGCAAAAGTCAAGCGGGATCTCGGTGAGACAGGCACTTTTAACGATGGTGCCATCACCGATCTGATCGAAGAAGTCATGGACTACATGAGTGGCGCGGGCGTATCCGACGCCCGTATCTCCGCTTCGGCAGGCACTATCTCCCGCGGCGTCAGTGATCTGTGGGACAATGGCGGCGGCAAAGTCGCACTGTCCCCCTACTTTAAAGAGCGAGTAACACAGCTTGCTCTTCGGGGGTGATAGTATGGCATATATGCCAAAAAACATCGCAGAATTGCGAACACCTGTCAAGCTGCTTATCCCGACAAGCGGCAGAAAAAACGGCGTGACAGTCAAGACTTATCCCACAGACGGCGACACAATCGCTGTGAACTGGAAAAGCTATGGAGGCACTGAAAACGTGGTCGATGGTTTGTACTGCGTCATCGACACTGCGACAGTGACTACCAGATACCGCCCTGACATCACAGCCGAATGCCGCCTTTTGCGGGAGGACGGCGCTGTGTACGAGGTAAAAAACGAACCCGAAGACATCGAGCTGCGGCATAAGTATATGCAGTTCAAAGTCGAGAGAGTGAAAGGCGGTGCATGATGGCAAGGAAAAACAGTCTGACGATAGCCTTTGACGGCTGGAAAGAGCTGAAAAAGAAGCTGGACGAGCTTGGCGGCAGTGCTACAGAAAAGGCTGTCGAAAAAGCGCTGAAAGCTTCGCGTGACCAGGCGACCGATGACCTTAAGGCTGCGTTTGCCAAGCATGATACCCGCCGACCTGATGGAAGCTATAACGACACTATCCACCATATCGTCGATAACGCGCCCGTGGAGTGGAACGGGCCGATAGCCAAGATAGCCGTCGGCTTCGACCTTTCGGGTGGTGACTTGTCGGCGGGCGGTTTCCCCGGGCAGTATATCATGTTCGGAACAGAGGTTCTCGGACAGCCGCATATAAAGCCATCAAAGTGGCATAACGACTTAAAGAACGCCATATATGGCGCTGCTGCCAAGCGTAAAAGGCAGGAGCTGCAGGAACAGATCATTCTTGATTTTATCGCAAAGGAGTGGGAAAGATGAAAGAACAGCTGATAGGCATACTGGAAGCGCTGGGCTATCCTGCTTACTTGCAGGGTACCCTTGACCCTGACGAGCCTTACCCCGACAGTTTTTTTACCTTTTGGAACTACGACACTCCCGAGGCAGCTTTTTATGACAACGAGGCAGGCAGAGCAGTGTGGGGCTTTTATGTGCTTTTTTATAGCACTGACCCTGCACTGGTCGAAACTGTCCCCGAACTTGCCCGCAAGGCGCTGAAAAAAGCGGGCTGGATACTTGACGGGAAGGCGCATGATGCAGATGTACAGCGCCCCACCCACACAGGCGCCTATTTTTCCGTTTACGTTTTTGAAAATTATGAAAGCGAGGAATGAAAACTATGAAGGAAGCAGAGTTTCGCGGCTGTGACAGCTTTGTCTGCGCCAAGATAACCAAGGACGACAAGACAGGCTATGCGACCGCAGCAGTAGTGATGGTTGCTCCTATCGCCAGCGTGGCAAAGACCACCGAAGTGAACAGCGAGACACACTACTACGACAATACAGGTCTTATCCAGATAAAGGCTGTAGGCACTGACAGCGTGACCTTTGTTGTGCCTGCTATGTACCTGACCACACTGGCCATGGTGACGGGCGGCTATATCGACCTCACCACAGGCGCATACATGAGTGGCGAAGACAACGAAGACGAATACGCCGTGGGCTACCGTCTTAAACTGACTGATGGCTCGTACAGATATGTATGGAGGCTCAGAGGTCAGTTTTCAGGTGTACCTGATGAGAACAGCAACACCGAGAGCGACAGCATAGATACTAACAACCAGGAGATAGTATACACCGGCACCAAGACCGTATACGAGTTCCCCGGAGTCGGCAGACGCAGAGATATAGTCATCGACGAGCGCGACGGCAAGTGCGATCTTACAGACTTCTTTGCAAAGGTCCGTACCCCTGAAAACATCGCTGAACTTGCGCTGACCAGCACTACAGCTCTCAGCGTATCGCCTACAACTGCCAGCGTAGCAGTAGGGGAGACCACTACTATCACAGCCGATGTGACACCCGAAAGCTCCACGGTAGTATGGAGCAGTTCCAACAGCAGAGTGGCAACTGTAGCTGACGGCGTAGTGACAGGCGTTGCAGCAGGTACAGCAGTGATCACTGCGACAAGCGGTAACTTCTCCGCCAGCGCAGCTATCACAGTAACAGCTGAATAAAAAGACGAATGGGGGCTATATGCCCCCATTATTTATATAAAAACAGGAGGATGACCACATGGAACTGACACTCAACATATACGAGGGGAAAAAGGTAGTAAAACAGTACACCGCTGACAGCATAGACCTGTCCTTCGGCGTGATTGAAGACGTCCTCGACGCCTTTGACTTCGAGGGCATGACAAGCGGCAGCAACGCCGAGATAGCAAAGGCTATCATCAAGTGCAAGGGGCAGCTGAAACCTTTTTTGATGGACATTTTTGACGGGGTGACAGCTGAGGAAATACGCAAGACCCGTACCAACAACCTGATCGAGATCTTCCGCAAGCTGTATCAGTATGCAGTTGGTGAGCTGAACGGTTTTGCTTCAAAAAACTAAGCGAGGGGGAGCAGACCCCCGAAACGTTTTACCAACTTTTTTTTGATCTGAACACAGGGCTTTGCAAAGCTTTCCCCGCACTCACGCCTTTTGCGGTGCGGCGGGAAAAGTACCGCGAAGTCATAACGACATATAAACGCATGATAGACCAGAATAGCAGACGCGGTGGAAAGTCGGGCGGCAGGGGCAAAGTGCCTGAGGGCAGCTTTGTATGCAACGGCACGCTCTATAAGCCCGCGCAGAACGACGACTGGTACTAAGAGCGAGGTGAGAGCATGAGCAAGGATATCACGACCAAGTTTAAAGTCGATATATCCGACCTTAAGAAGAACATATCTGCGGCAAACCAGCAGATAAAGCAGGCCGAGGCCGAGTTCAAGAACGCTACAGTCGGCATGGACAACTGGGCAAAGTCGGCTGACGGACTGTCAGCTGCTATCGACGCTCAGACCAAAAAAGTCAGCGCCGAAGAGGACAAGCTTGCTGCACTGAAACAGGAGATGACCAGATACAGCGCTAAGGCTGCAGAAGGCGAAAGAACTATAAACGACCTCACCAAAAAGCACCAGGAGGCCGCAGAGGCCTTTGGTGAGGACAGTGCAGAAGCAAAGAGTTTCGCCAAGCAGCTGGCCGAAGCCAAGACAGCCCAGGAAAAGAACGCTGCAGCAGCGGACAGGCTAAAAACTGACATCATCAACCAGGATACTGCGGTAAAAAATGCAAAAAATCAGCTTAACGACTACCGCGGACAGCTGGCTGATGTAGAAAACCAGACCGGGCAGACTGACGGCAAGACCGAAGAACTCAACAAAGAAATCAAGGATACTGATGAACAGTCGCAGAAAACCAGCAGCGGCGGTCTGTCCGCACTTGGTGTTGCTCTGGGTAACCTTGCCGCTGACGCGATAGCTAAGTGCGTAGACGGCATGAAGCAGTTTATCGCGCAGACTGTCGAGGTAGGTAAGGGCTTTGAGAGCACCATGTCTCAGGTGCAGGCGATATCGGGCGCAAGCGCGGAGGACATGGAGAAGCTTTCCAGCACTGCCAGCGAACTGGGGCGCACCACCAGTAAAAGTGCCCAGGAAGTGGCTGAGGGCTTCAGCTACATGGCCATGGCGGGCTGGAAGACCGAGGATATGCTCGGTGGTATCAACGGTATAGTCAAGCTGTCAGAGGCTTCCCAGACTGACCTTGCGACTGCCTCGGACATCGTCACCGATGCGCTGACAGCGTTCGGTGAGAGCGCAGACCAGGCGGGCAGGCTTGCTGATATCATGGCAGCGGCTTCGTCAAACGCAAACACCAACGTTGAGATGATGGGTGAGACGTTTAAGTATGTAGCTCCTCTGGCGGGCTCTATGGGTTACAGCATGGAGGATATATCTACCGCTATCGGGCTCATGGCCAACAGCGGTATCAAAGCCACTCAGGCGGGTACATCTCTACGCAGTCTGCTCACCCGTATGGCAAGCCCGACAAAAGAAAGCGCTATTGCCATGCATGAGCTGGGCATATCCCTTGCAGACGACGAAGGGCAGATGTACAGCTTTGACGAGGTAATGCGGCAGATACGCGCAGGATTTGGGGACATCAAGATGCCCATAGAGGACTTCAACAGCGAGATGGCTAACCTCCAGTCGCAGCTGGAGTCAGGGGAGATATCCGAGGACGACTTCAACAGGGCTCAGTCAGAGCTCACCGAAAAGGCTTTTGGCGCTGAGGGTGCTATGAAAGCACAGTATGCAAGTATGCTTGCAGGCAAGAACGGCCTGTCGGGCCTGCTCGCCATAGTCAACGCCAGTGAGAGCGACTTCGACAAGCTTACCACCGCTATCAACAGCAGTGAGGGTGCTGCCAGTGATATGGCAAGCACCATGATGGACAACCTCGGCGGAGATATAACGCTTTTGCAGAGCGCTTTTGAAGCATTTCAGATGAGCATATATAACAACATCTCTGGTCCTTTGCGTGATGTCGTACAGACTATCACTTCTGACGTCATGCCCGCACTGGAAGGGTTAGTCGCAGGCGCTGACGGTGCCAGCGAAAAACTAGGCGAAGCCCTCGGAGGTATGCTGAGCAAAGCGCTGGACTACATAGTGCAGGCACTTCCCGAGATAGCAAAAGTTGCAGTGCCTCTCATAGAGGCGCTTGCAGAGCAGCTTGTGGAGAGCGTTCCCGAACTGCTCCAGGCGTCTGCGGATATACTGGGAACGCTGTCAAACTCCCTTGGCAAGCTCCTGCCGAAGCTCATCAAGTCCATCGGCAAGATACTCAGCGACAAGAACAACTATAAGATCATCATAACTGCTGCGATAGATCTTTTTATGGCGATAGTCGAAGCACTTCCGGACATCATCAACGCACTTACCGAGGCACTGCCCGATATCATAGTCGCAGTGGTCGAGGCGCTGCAGGACTGCGCACCTCAGCTGTGGCAGGCAGTAGTCACACTTTTCACCGAGGCTCTGCCAGAGCTCACTATAGGCATACTCTCAGCCATCGGAAATGCTGTCGTCAACTTGGTAGACCAGCTTGACGAGGTACTGTGGCAGCCCCTTATGGCGGCTATGGAAGACTTCTGGGCATGGCTTGTAGAAGATATCCTTGCACCTATCTGGGAAAAGATACAGCCGTATGTGCAGCCGATCATAGACGGGCTCTCTGCTCTTTGGGCGGAGATACAGACGTTGTTTGAGAACGCATGGAGCGCCATACAAGCCGTATGGGATCTTGTGGCACCATACTTTGAAGCACTGTGGACGACTATAAAAGATATTTTTTCGCCGATAGTGGACTTTTTCACAAACCTTTTCGGAAAGGCCGAGAAAGACGGTATCGAGGCAAAAATGCTGCCTCTTAAAAAGTTCTTCTCAAAGTTGTGGAGCGATATCAAGAAAGTCTTTTCGGGCGTACTCAGCTTTTTCAAGGATACTTTTTCGGCGGCCTGGAACGGTGTAAAAGTCATCTGGGACGCTGCTACAGCGTTCTTTAAGGACGTATGGGACGGTATCAAGGCTGTTTTCTCTGTAGTCAAAAACGTCCTGAGTGGCTTTTTTAAGGACGCTTGGGACAGCATAAAAGCCGTCTGGAACACCGTAGTAGACTTCTACTCCGATATCTGGGACGGTATCAAAGATATCTTTAGAAACGTAGGCACATGGTTCAAGGATAAGTTTGAGACTGCGAAAAACAACATCACGGACGTTTGGGATACCGTAAAAGGCTACTTTTCGGGTATCTGGACGGGTGTCAAAAACGTCTTTACTGGTGTCGGGACGTGGTTTAAGGACAAGTTTACTACAGCCTGGAGCAACATAAAGGCAGTCTTTGATCTCGATACCGTCAAAAAGTTCTTTGGCGACCTCTGGGACGGTATCAAAGAAAAGTTCACCAGCATAGGTTCGTCTGTCGGCGAAGCTGTCGGCGGAGCGTTTAAAAAGGCTATCAACTGGGCTATCGACGCTATCGAGGACGTGCTCAACTTCCTGCCCGACAACGTTAACGACGTTCTGCAGGATATCACAGACCTGACGGGTGTATCTCTGCCACTCTTCCCCAACGTCAGTCTTCCCCGACTGGCGAAGGGCGGCATAGTGGATAAGGCTACGCTTGCAGAGATCGGCGAAGACGGCAGGGAAGCAGTGATACCGCTGGAGAAAAACAAAGCAGGCCTCAGGGAGATCGCACGGCTCATGAGTGCCGAGAACTCTCCGAACGGGCTGAACACTGGCGGCGGTGCTGGCGGGAAGACCTACACCTTCAACCAGACCATCAACAGCCCTAAGCCTGTGAGCAGGTATGAGCTGTACAGGCAGACTAAAAATCTCATCAAAGCGGCGAAAGTGGGGGCTATCTGATGTTTTCGTTAAAAATCAAAAATGCGGCGGGGGCAGTAGTCGAGCTCACCCACGACCGCAAGAACTACGCGGTAGTTGATGTGCAGGGGCTGACACGCCCTTCGGCACAGATAAACACCACCGTTTCGGGGAGCCTTGACGGCTCTTTCTACAACTCCGCCAGGGTCGAGATGCGCAACATAGTGCTTGCGGTAGTTCTCTGCGGCGATATCGAGGCTAACAGGCAGCGACTGTATGATATCTTCCCACTGCCGAAGATGGCCTGCACTGTGTACTTCGAGAACGCCAACCGCAGGGTGCAGATAGAGGGCTATGTGGAGACCCTTGAGGGCAACCTTTTCGAAAACCGCGAAACTATGCAGATATCTATACTGTGTCCTCGCCCATACTGGGAGGACATGGAGAGTATAGTATCAGAGCTGTCAAGTGTCCTCAGGCTCTTCGAGTTTCCGTTTGCTATCTCGGAACCGATACCCGTTTCCGAGGTGCTGGAAGTCCCCATGGCAACCGTGCATAACGGCGGCGATGCGGTCTGCGGCTTGCGGCTTCACATCGATATCGACGGCGAAGTCGAGGGGCTTACCATATACAACTCCACGCTTCAGACCTTTCTCGGCTTCACGTTCACGTTTGAGGCGGGGGACGTGATAGATGTCTGTACGATATCAGGCTCACTGAGCACCACTTTAACGCGCTCGGGGACAACGTCTTCGCTCTTGCCATATCTTAAAGCGGGCAGCACCTGGATAAAGCTTGCACTTGGCGACAACCAGCTCACATATACGCTTACAAGCGGTGAAGCGGAAGACGTAAAGATAACAGTGACGTCAGCGAACTTGTACGGGGGTGTATGATGGAGATATATGTGCATAAACTCAGCGGCGAGTTCTTTGAGTGCCGTGAGATCATAGACTTTGCTATCTCTGTCATCTGGGTCGTGCGCTATAACGACCCGGGGGAGTTTGAACTCTATCTTCCCGCAGACGGCAACCTGGTACAGCTTTTTGAGGGCGAGACACTACTGACCCGCCCGAACAGCAGGTACTCGATGTTGGTCGAAAGCGTCGAGATAGAGAGCGACCCCGAAAATGGGGATAAGCTGATCGTAAAAGGGCGCAGCTCAGAAAGTATCCTCGGCCGTCGGGTAGTCTCCCGGCAGAGGACCTTTGCAGGCGGTATCACCGAAGCGACACTCAGGTCGCTGGTGAACGAGGAGGTCGTCGCCAGCTTTGAGCCTGAACGGCGGATATCCTGCGTTCGCATGGGTACATATCACAGGCTTGGTACCATAGGCCCCACACAGGTCACAGGCAAGAACGTGCTCGACAAAGTGAGCGAGATATGCAAGCAGCAAAACCTGGGCTTTGCTCTTTACTACAGCGAGACACGGCAAGGCTACTTTGACTTTACCATCTACCAGGGCAGTGACAAGACTTCGCAGGTCATCTTTTCCCCGGACTTTGAAAACCTGGGTGCGACAGACTACTCTGAGGATAACACAGAGCACTATACCGCTGCATATGTAGCAGGCCAGGGGCAGGGGCTCGACCGTGTAATCGTGCCCGTAAGCGATGGCACGACAGGGCTTGCTCGGCGTGAAGTATGGGTCGACGCCCGAAACACATCAAGTCAGACCGACAGCGGCCAGATGTCCGACGAAGAGTACCGCGAGATCTTATCTCAGCAGGGTGCCGAAACGCTTGCGGCGCATAAGACAGAGGTACACTTTGACGGCGAGATACTCGACGCCAACGGCTATACATACGGCACTGACTACGGTCTGGGCGACATCGTGACCGTCCGCACAGGATACGGCCTTGAAACTATCGCACAGGTGGTCGAGGTTACGGAAGTAGAGGACGAAGACGGCTATAAGATCATACCCACCTTGGCAGAATGGAGGCAGATATAGTATGGGCATGAGATATGGATTTTTTAACAGCGTAGGCGGAGACCGCAAGTATGATGCGGAAGATATCAGCAACTACTTCGTGAAGTTGATATCCGATGGTGTCTTTGCAACTCCCGCCAACGCCATGCAGGTGCAGACGGGAGGCGGTATGCAGCTCACCGTCACGGCGGGGTGGGCGTTTATCAAGTGCCGCTGGCTCAGCTTAGACGCTGCACTGCCGCTGACAGTCGACGCGGCAGACATGGTACTGTCTCGCGTGGATAGAGTAGTGGTGCGGCTCGATACTAGTAACAGGCTCATGGAGATAGCCATAAAAAAAGGCACACCCGGGAGCTCATCACCGCCTGCTCTCACTCGGGTAGAGGGCGGTATCTGGGAGATATCGCTTGCACAGGTCGCAGTGCCCGGCGGAACTGTGGCATTGACTCAGGCGAACATCACCGACGAAAGAGCAGACACCAGCGTCTGCGGCTTCGTCACAGGACTCATCGACCAGATAGATACCACAGACCTTTTCGCACAGTATAACACGGCGTTTTCAACGTGGTTTGAAAGTATCAAAGACGCCGTAAAGGCTACTACCATAGTGATATCTATGCGCAGCAAGTATACCACCACAGGCACAAGCACAAGCACTATCCCGATAGGCATATCGGGCTACAATCCCACGCTCGATGTGCTCAACGTATACGTCAACGGCATACGGGTCACGGCATATACCAGCGACGAGTACTATATCTATCTTACCGACGCTCTTACCGTAAGCGGTACGGAGGTAGACATAGAAGTGCTAAAGTCCGTGGATACCGAGGACGCACAGAGCGCCGTCGAGTTCATGGTGCAGCTCAGCAGCAGAGTAGATGCGCTCGAAGCGAACGCAGTGACAAGGCCTCAGCTTGAAAACAGGCTCAACGGCCTGTCTTTCATCAAGATGAGCGAAGCAGACTACATGGCACTTGGAACGCACGACACTAACACTATCTACTATGTATACGACGTCAAAGGCGATATCACGCAGTATATCGGAGATATAGCACTGGCATCGGGAAGAGCGACGGCGGGCACTATGACAGCACTTGCGGCAGGCACAACAGACAGCGTACAGGGCGAAGCAACTTATCATCAGGGAGGCTAGTATCATGCAGTTAATTTCATACATTTCACAGACGTTCGCAAACGTTCCAACGGTTTTTGATTACTTGGCGGCGAACGTGCCTTGGCTGACTGCTGAGGGCGACACACTTACAGTGGGCAATCTCACACTGGAAAAATCGGCGACTACGGCCATAAAGATAACTGATAGCGCGGCGGGGGCTACACTGACAACGCCGAGCGTAAGCGTGAGCAATGCAAATTTTAAAATTTTGATAACCGACACTGCGGTGATGGTATGTCAGAACACAACAGGCCAGGCGGTAGCTATGTCGTCTTTTATCGTCGGGAAGTCAACAGACGGCACAAACGACCACTACGGCGCGGTTATCCGCACGGAGACATCTTCAGGTGCTGCAGAAACGGTGCTGACATACGGTGCAGCCAACGTATTATCGAATGGCACACGCAAAGTCATATCATCAGCGAACATCACACAGATGATACCCGTGTACAGCAACGAGACAGCCTACAACGTGGAAAATGCATATCTTGTGTTTATGACAACCCAGACGAGCTATGTAGGCAAGATGGAACTGAACGGCGCAAAGTACGTTCAGTGTGGCGGACTGGCGTTGCAGTACACAGAATAGGAGGCGGAGAAAATGAAAAACTGGGTAAAACGAGCCCTGCGAACGTTTTTGCAGGCAGCTGTGGGCTACGCTGTGGTCGCCTTGCCTGCTATCAACTGGCAGGACACGGGCGCACTCCGTGGCACACTGATAGGCCTCGGAGTGTCGGCACTGGCAGCAGGGATTTCCGCCGCCATGAACTACATCGACGACAACAAACTGATGTGAGGGAAAGTCCAATGAGCAGTGAGATAGTTGTCGGCCTGATAACTGCCGCAAGCGCTGTGATATGCCAGGTGATAATCGCATATACAGGCCGCAAGGCAGGGCAAGTCGAACGCGAGGAAAACCAGAGGCTGATAGTATATCGTCTGGAACAGCTGGAAAACAAGGTGACATTGCACAACAACGTCATCGACAGAGTTTATAAGCTGGAACAGCAGGCGGAAGTCGAAAAGGAAAAGATAGCGGTGGCAAATCACCGCATTGAAGGTCTGGAAAGGAAGGCAGAAACTCCATGACCGAACAGACAAGACAGCAGATAATCAAGTCTCATATCTATGGTATGTGTACAAAGGATATAGCCGAGCAGTACGGCTTTGACTTTGACATCGTGGCTAAGACAATAGCCGACAATGCGGATGAGATAGAGGCTGAACGCAACTACAGGCTTATGGTGGAAGGAGGCAGAGCAAATGACTAAAGGCATCGATACTTCAGTACACAATGGATATATCAACTTTCCCGCTGTCAAGGCTGCGGGTATAGACTTTGTGATGCTCAGGGCGGGCTATGGCAACATGGTGGCATGGCCGAACCAGAAAGATGCCCGGTTTGAGGAAAACTACAAGAACGCAAAGGTTGCAGGCCTGCACGTTGGAGCTTATCACTATATGTATGCGACTACGGTAGATGCTGCAAAAGCCGAAGCAAAGGGCTTTTTGAGCGCTATCAAAGGCAAGCAGTTTGACTATCCCGTTGCGCTGGACATTGAGGAAAGAACGCAGTATAATCTCCCTAACAGCACGGTGCAGGCTATCGTCAAGGCTTTTATCGACATCGTGGAAGCGGCAGGGTACTTCGTGAGCCTTTACAGCTATGAAGCCTTCTTATCTGCAAAGATGTCCGCAGATTTCCGCAGCAAGTACGATATCTGGTGCGCGAACATAACCAAGACACCCCAGATAAAGTATGGTATACATCAGTGCAGCTTCACAGGCAAGGTAAACGGCATATCGGGAGCAGTAGACATGAACAGGGCATACAGAGACTATCCCGCTATCATCAAGGGCGCAGGGCTGAACGGGTACAGCAAGCCCAAGGCTGAGGCAAAGCCCGCCGAGCCTTTCAAGGGTGATCTGAACGGTGACGGTAAAGTCGATGTGACCGACCTCAATATGCTGACAGCTCATGTAAAGGGTATAAAGCCTCTTAAGTAACCTTATGCCACCTTAGTAACGTATAAAGCAAAGCCCTCGAGACATTGTCTCGGGGGTTTTTTTTTATCGTCAAAGCGTATCTATGAGTTTTTCCATCAGTTCTCTCTGGCTGATCTGCTGCTGCCGTGCAGCCAACTTGAACTTGGCCACTGCCGTTGCAGACAACGTCAGGTTGAGAGCTGTCAGCGTGCCGTCCTCGGCAGGCTCACCGAAGATGCTGATGTAGTCATCGTCAAGATGTTCTTCTGCCCACTCCCTGGCCTCATCATAGGACAGGGGGACGATTTTCTCGTCCCCGCACCTCTCGTTTTGCCCGCAGCTCTTGCTATACTTACTAGCTGCATGGCCGACTCCGTGCAGGAAGTACTCCCCAGTATGCTTGCAGTATAGCGTTTCACAGAACCAGTGAAAGTCGCTGCGGTAAGGGTTTGGCTCATACTCGCCAAGCCTCTTCGCTTTTTCCGTATCATATACTTTGTTTCGGATAACTCTTTTCATGACTACACCTCCTCCATGTAGCTATAAAGGGTTTTTGCGTACTCCTCGTAGTCGTCTATGCCGATATCTTTGCACTCGGCCATGACCTCTTCGAGAGACGGCTTGTGACCTGCTGCTGCTTCAAACTCATAAGCAAAATTTTCGGCTTCTTCTTTCCACTGATATGTTGTTTTTTCGTTCATGGTTATACCTCCTTAGATGTTATCATATGTTATGGTGTTGTTGCGGATATCTCTCTGTCTATGATATCTCTCAACATCCACGCTGAGCTTTTCCTCGGTGCTCATAGCGTCCCACTTAGCGGCTCTTGCTGCTAAGTCTCTCTGGACATCTTCTAGTGTTTTTGCTGCGAAAACCTGTCTCATAGCTTTCCTAGCGTTCTTCTTGAAAGCCTTAGCCTGTGCGAGATCGGTTATCTGATACTGGAAGCTGGAAACATATGCCATGGCTTCGCTTCTGGTCATGTTAGCTATCTTTCTTACGATATCCTCAACAGTGTTAGCGGTAGTCTTCGACTCTGCCCATGCTTGACGCAGTGCATAACTCATCCTTGCCATGTAGTCACCAGTCATAGTCTTAGCTATCTCGTGCGCTCTCTTCATGATCTTCTTCATCATAGTAACCATCCTTTCAAGTCTTGGGCTTTGTCCTCTTTCCTTTTCCTTGATTATAGTATACCACAGACTTACTTGTAAGTCAAGCATTTTATGATAAAAAATTGAGTTACAAGTAACTTTTGTATACTTGCACAAATATGGGTTAAAAAAATTATATATAATTTTATGTATAAATACATTGACAAAATGCCGTAAATGATGTATAATTATACTCGTAAACAAACACAGGAAGCGAGGTGATATAATGTACAAAATTCCTGATTGGTCGGTAAAAATCCAGACCAAAATGCTTAAAACAGGAATGACCAAGAAGACTCTTTCTGAAAAGATAGGCTGCAACTATACGCAACTTGTCAACGTGATGAGCGGACTGGTCGTTAACGAAAACATGAGGGAAAAAATCGAAAATTTCTTCAACGAAAAGGGGTGAGAGAGTATGAGCAACGAGGGCAAGGCAACGGTCATAACTATCCTCTGGACTATCGCCTTCAACGCAGGGCTGCTGGTGACGGCCAGCGGAAACAAGGCCATCGGCCTGCTGCTGATGATAGCGGCCACGCTGATAGTGGCGGTCTACCTGCACGAGGAAGGCCGCCTGGAGGCAGAGAAAGCCCGCCGCAGGCGCTACGAACAGGACTGCGCAAGGCGTGCAGAGGAGGCGATGAACCATGACGATTGAGGCGCTGCTCTTCGGGGCAAACGTGGTGCTGCTGGTGGCGAACCTGGCCATGTTGTCGGCTAAGATCATCATAGGGGCGCTGGACGATGAGAACGAAAGGGGTGAGGAAGATGAACATCAGTAGTATCGAGTATCACACGAGAATGCTGCATGACCTTGCAGAGCAGAACGGGCACGCTCTCCTGCTTGCGCTTGATACCGTACCGGAAGACCGAAACAACACACACGGCTGTATACAGATGTATGGCGGCACAGCTCCACTGCTCAACCTGATCACCAACTGCATAAAAGAGCTGGCTGAGTCTTCGGGCATACCGCCTGCTGTGATGTGTGACATGATAAAGGAGGCGGTAGCGAAAAAGGAGGCAATGAAGCATGACTAACCACAAGATAAAAGACTTTCACCGCAACCGCATAGCGCACATCTGTATAGTCGAGAACTTCCGCAACTTGGCGAGGATAATGCTGACCTTGAACCGCCTTTGGCCTAAGCAGTTTTATCCCAAAAAGGTGGGAGAGTGGCTGGAGACCTATGCCGAGAACTGCCGTGTTATGGACAAGTACGACGAGGCGGGGGTCTACGACTGGAAGATGAACGAGTGGTGCGAAGAGTACGGCATAAACGAAGCCTGGTGTATAGGTTTTGTTATGCGCAACTCGCCGACCATAAAAAGCCCGCAGAACATCATCGTGCTGGCCAACAACATCAAGCTCGCTCTGGTGCAGACCTGCATGGAGTTCGGCATAGGGGACAAGCGTCTGGCAGAGATACGCATGGCACTGGAAGACACACAGCCCGCCGAACCCGAAAAAGACCTTGCCAAGCTTGGCATAGAGGTGGAGTTTACCACCCTCGGACAGACAGACTACAGGCGCTTAGCACCGAAAAAAGCCCGTCCTGCCAGCTACACCGACTTGCAGAGAGGCGTGAGAGGTCTGACGGCGCTCAAAGCATATCAGGAGGAGGTAGCCAATGCAGACAGGCAAGATACTTGACCCCGAACAGCGTGAAAAGTACGACTTCACCCGCACCATACTCACCGTGCTGCTGAGAACAGTGACAGGCAACAGCTTGTTGCAGATAACCAAGGACGTTTTAAAGACTTTTTAGGAGGAAACCATGACAAACGAACAGAAAAACCAGGTAGCCGCCATGAACGCAAGCGGCATGAGCGTTGACGAGATAGTGCTTGACACGGGTCTTGAAAAGCAGGAAGTAGCAGACTTTGTGACGGAGCGCAACGGCAAAAGGGGTCACCCGATATCGGAGCAGACCAGACAGGCGATAGTTGAGTGGTACCAGTCGGGGCACCCTGTATCGCAGACCGCAAAGAAGTTCGGCGTTGACCCGAAGACCGTCAAGAAAGCGGTGGGACTTCTGCCTGCCAAAGAAAAAGAGCCCGCCGCAGCAGCAACTGCGGCAGACTCAGAAGAAAAGATTTCTCAGGTAGAGTGTACCACAAAATCGGCAGAAAGTCAAGCCCTGCGCGGCGTAGAAGTCATCGGACTTATGCAGACCATGCTTATAGGAATTGAAGAGAACTTCGGGGATAACGTTGAGATCATGTCCCTGAGAGCCGACAGCGATACGGCGAGCATCGTGTTCAGGTATGGCGGCACGGCATACTCGGTGCAGTTCGGGCTGGCGTTTTAGGGGGTATAGAAATGGTAGTTACAAAAAGAAGTATCATGATACCCGTGGATGAGTTGCAGCCTCACCCCGACAACCCCCGCAAGGACTTGGGCGACCTGACCGAGCTTGCGGACAGCATACGGGCGAACGGGATTTTCCAGAACCTGACGGTGCTGAGGAACCGTGACCCCGAGACGGGCAAGTCCACCGTCATCATCGGACACCGACGGCTTGCGGCGGCAAAGCTGGCGGGGCTGAAAGAAGTCCCTTGCATGGTGGTGGAAATGGACGAGAAAGAGCAGATAAGCACCATGCTGCTGGAAAATATGCAGAGGTCTGACCTGACGATATACGAGCAGGCGCAGGGCTTTCAGATGATGTTGGACATGGGAGAAACGCAGGACAGCATATCGGAGAAAACAGGGTTTTCCAAGACCACAGTACGGCACAGGCTGAAACTGCTGGAGCTTGACCCTGAGGAGTTCCGCAAGGCGCAGGAACGTCAGCCTAACCTCAGCGACTACATCAGGCTTGAAAAGATAACCGACCCGAAGCTGAAAAGCAAGGCTCTTGCGGCTATCGGCACGGCGAACTTTAACTGGACGGTCGAGAACTGCCTGCGCCGCCAGCGTGAAGCGGATATAAGGGACGAGTGGCTCGCATATATCGATAAGCTGTTTGTGCGGGAAGAATGGGACCCCGCCCGCAAGCTGGTAAAGTCGGTGAACATGGCGTGCCGCATGACCGATGAGGACAAGGCAAAACTTGATAAGCTGGAGGACGGCGACAACGCCTGCACCCTCAGCTACTGCTACACCGAAGGAAATCTCTTTTGCTATATACTCGGCGAAAAGCAGGAACTTCCCAAGACGACCTACGAGGAAGACCAGCGCAGGCGTACCGAGAAGATAGAGCGTATCAAGGCAGTGCAGGAACAGGCGCAAAAGCTGCGGAAAAGGTTCGTCGAAACGTACTCGTCAAAGCGCGGCCACAGGGCATGGATCATGCGGGCTATGTTTTCGCTCGAAGTCGACTTTTACGACGTTAACTGGGACAGAGTGGCCGAGGTGCTGGATATCCCGTGCCCGGAAGATGGCTTCCAGAGCGACACTATCGTGGAAAACAGCGACTTTGTCATGGCCTGCATCGACTCTCCCGACAAGGTGCTGTTAGCCGCTATCGCAGACTATGTCGAGGATAACGACAAGCGGATATACGCCTGGGATGGCAGTTACAGCCGCAACGAGGAGCTTGAACACTGGTACAGAACACTTGAAAATCTCGGCTACAGCATAAGCGACGATGAAAAGGCTATGCTGGACGGGACGCATGAGTGCTTTGGAAAGAAAGAGGAGGCTAAAAGATGACCCTGAAAACACTGACCCTCACGAACTTTGAGGGCATGAAAAACTTTGAACTTAACACCGATGGCAAGTCTGTCAGCGTATACGGTGACAACGGCACGGGCAAGACAACCCTTGCCGATGCGCAGTCCTGGCTGCTGTTCGACAAGGACAGCGCTTTCACGGCGGGCTTTATGCCCAAACCCCGTGACGGCAAGGGCGAGGAACTGCACGACCTCTCCACCGAAGTGGAGGGCACATATATCCTTGATGACGGCAGCGAAGTCACCCTGAAAAAGGTTTTTTCGGAGAACTGGAAGAAAAAACGGGGCAGCGCTGAGGCGGTGTTCTCGGGGCATACCGTCAGCTACTTCGTGGACGGTGTGCCGAAAAAAGAAAAGGAGTATATGGACTTCCTGGACAGTCTGGGCGGTGTGCAGAGGCTCATGCTGCTGACCATGCCGCAGTACTTCCCCGAGGTGCTGGATATCAAGAAACGCAGAGAACTGCTGATGAGCCTGGAAAAGGATATCCATGAGTTTGCTGTGATATCAGCAAACGAAGAGCTTGAGCCCCTCAGACACCTAATGCTAAAGCCCGGTGCTACGGCGAACTGGTACGACATGGACCAGTTTATCCAGGTATCGAAGGCGGCGGCCAAGGCGGCGAACGATGAGCTGAAAGCCATACCCGAGCGCATAGACGAGCAGTCCCGCAACCTGACGGAGATCACCGAGGAAAAAGCGGCCAAACTTCGGGCAGAGGCGGGCAGGCTGAACGCTAAGAAGATAGCCCTGCAGCTGGAGCAGACAGGCAGCGAGAGCGAGATGACAAAGTCGCTTAAGGCCGATATAGCTGAGATAAGGGCAAAGCTGGAGGAGCGCCGAGCCGAGCACATACGCAAGTTTGCCGAGGACAGCGCCGACATCACCGCAAAGCTGGCGGAGCTGAGGGCAATGCAGCAGGAGCAGGCCGACAAGGCCGCAGAGATAGCAGCTGAGTACCGTGAGAGTATGCGCAGGCTTGGCAGACTGAGGAACGACCGTGAAGAGCTGAGACAGCGCTGGCAGGAGGTCAGCACCGAACAGTGGCAGGGGGACACCATATGCCCCACCTGCGGACAGGCTATCCCCGAGGACAGAATAGCGGAGGCAAAAGCGGAGTTCAACCTCTGCAAGTCAAAAAGGCTGGCCGAGATCAACGAAAAGGGGCGCAGTGAGTGCTCAAAGGAGATGATACTCGGGCTGGAGAAAGAAGCCGAAGCCCTCAACAGCAAGGTGGTTTCCGCCGAGGCTACTGTGAAAAAGACGGCGGCAGAGATAGAGAGCCTCAGCGGACAGCTGAACTCGCCCCCGCCCTTTGAGAGCACTCACACCTATGCAGAGCTTTCGCAGGACATGGCGGACAAGCAGGCGCAGATAGACGCCATAGCCCAGTGCAGATATACCAAGGCCGCCGAAAAGCAGGCGGAGATATCGGCCACGGAAGCGCAGATAGCCGATATCAACAGGCAGGTAGCAGAGTATGAGGCAGGCTGCCGTTCCCGTGAGAGGATAGCGGAACTGGAAAAACAGCAGAAGCTTGCGGCGGAAGCCTTTGCAAGGGCACAGCAGGGGCTCGATCTGGCGGAACTCTTCGGCAGGCGAAAGGCCGAAATGCTCACCGAGAAAATAAACTCGCATTTTGAAAACGTGCGCTTCCGCCTTTTCAGGGTGCAGATAAACGGCGGCATTCAGGCGGACTGCGAGGTGCTTGCCAAGACCGCAAACGGCTATATCCCATACTCAACCGCAAACAACGCCGCAAGGATAACTGCGGGGCTGGAGATAGTGCGGGGGTTCGCGAAGCACTACGGCATGACAGCGCCTGTCTTCGTGGATAATGCCGAGAGCATAACACACCTCGACAGCAGCGGCTTGCAGGTCATCAGGCTGGTGGTGTCGGAAGAAGATAAGACACTGAAAATCGAAACGGAGGAGTAAACAATGGCAAACGCAATAGCACTGGTAAAGAAAGAAGTCGTGGACGTAGTCGAAAAGAAGATATGGGAGTTTCAGGCCAACAACGAGCTGGATATACCTTCGGGGTACTCGCCGTCAAATGCCATGAAGAGCGCATGGCTCATACTGCAGGAGGTCAAGGACCGCAACGGCAAGCTTGCTATTGAGGTCTGCACCAAGGCTTCCATGGCCAACGCACTGCTCAACATGGTGGTGCAGGGGCTCAATCCTGCGAAAAAGCAGTGTTACTTTATCGTCTACGGCGACCAGCTCGTTATGCAGAGGTCTTACTTCGGGGCGATGCACGTTGCAAAGACCGTCTGCACCGACATCGAGGATATCTACTATGATGTGGTATACAGCGACGATGTTTTTGAGTACGAAAAGTCCCGAGGCAGGACTATCATCACAAAGCACTCCCAGAAGCTCGGCAACATCAGCGCCAACAAGCTTGTGGCTGCATACTGCACCATACTTTATAAGGACGGCACTGAGAACAGCACCATCATGACCCTGGAAGAATGCAAGCAGTCCTGGAAAAAGTCAAAAATGGGCGCTGTGAACGCCAACGGTGAGATAAATGAAAAGTCTACACACGGGCAGTTTACGGCCGACATGATGATGCGCACAGTGGTAAACAAGGCCTGCAAGCCTATCATCAACTCCAGCAGCGACAGCAGTATCATGATAGCGAGAAAGCTTGACAGCACGGTTCATCAGATAGCCGTAGAAGAAGAAGTGCAGGAAAATGCCAACTCTGTTTTTATCGACATAGGCGACGAAAGGCCTACGGAAGTTGACACCGAAACAGGTGAGGTCATCGAGCAGCCTGCCGAACAGGCGGCTCCCCAGCCTGACTTCTGATCATGAAGGTGGAGTGTTTTGCCTCGGGTTCGGGCGGTAACTGCTACCGCCTGAGCGACGGGGAAACGGATATACTCATCGAGTGCGGCATACCCAAGTTCAAGATACTTGCCGACATCGACTATAAGGTCGGCCAGATAAGCGGTGTGCTGATATCTCATGAGCATGGCGACCATGCCATGTCGGCCAAGGATATGGTTCGGTGGGGGCTGGACGTTTATGCAAGCGCAGGCACTTTCAGCGCGCTGGGGCTTTCGGGGCTCAGGTGCAAAACGGTCGAAAACGGAAGAACATTCCGCGTCGGTACGCTGACGATCTTTCCCTTCGACGTTCAGCACGACGCCGCTGAGCCCCTGGGCTTCGTCATCACAAGCAGGGTCACGGGCGAACGGGTGCTGTTTTTTACGGACACCTACTATGTCAGGTACTTGTTTGCAAACATCAACATCATCATGGGTGAGTGCAACTACAGCCCGTTTACCATATGCAAAGACCTGCCCTCGGCGAGGTTGGACAGGCTGTTCGAGAGCCACATGAGCCTGGAACACTTCCTCGACCTGCTGGACAACTACCCGCAGACCAGGAAGATATATCTGCTGCACCTGTCTGATGATAACTCTGACGCTGAAATGTTCAGGCAGGCGGTGCAGCGCAAGACAGGTGCAGAGGTTTATGTGTGTGCCGCACAAGGCGGCTTCGCATGATATTTTAATTTTTTTAAAAAAAGGAGTAAGAAGATGCTTAACAGAGTTATCTTGATGGGGCGTATCACCCACGACCTGGAAGTCAGGCAGACCCCGAACGGGACCTCTGCGCTGACCTTCACAGTGGCGGTGGACAGAAATTTCAAGAACGCAGCGGGCGAGTATGAGGCCGATTTCATCACCTGTGTCGCATGGCGGCAGACCGCTGAGTTCATCGGCAGGTACTTCGGCAAGGGCAGACTGATAGCCCTGGAAGGCCAGCTCCGCAGCAGGACTTACGAGGACAAGAACGGCACAAAGCACTATGTCACAGAGGTCTATGTGGACAGTGCAAGCTTCACGGGAGAGAAGACCCGACAGGACACACAGAGCGCCCCGCAGAACGGCTTCGGCGGGGGCACGGCGAACTATTCGACCAACGCAGCAAACGGCTCACAGGGGCGAAATTCGGGCACCTACATAGCAGGCACAGAACAGCCGCCTAGTGCAAAGAACAGCACCGTCCCCGCCGACTTTGATATGTCGGGGTTTGAAGATGTACTCTCTGATGAGGGTATACCGTTTTGATGAACTGCTAAGGGGGTGGTAAGATGAGTGATAAAGATAAATCCGCGACCTTCGTTTTATACAAAGACTGGAGAGATGTCGTTGAAGACCTCACCGATGAGGAACTGGGGAAACTTTTTCGAGCGATACTGGACTATGTCAACGACTGCCCAGTTGAAAGCTTTGATGGAAGGACAGGACTAGGCGTGGCATTCAAAACCATTCGCAAGCAGATAGACGTCAATTGCCAGAAGTATGAGCAAGTGGTCGAAAAGCGCAAAAAAGCGGCACAAAAGCGGTGGGAAAAACAAAGTGCAAGTATGCAAGTGCATGATTTGCATATGCAAAATAATACAAAAAATGCAAATGCAGATTTTGCAATGCATAATGATAATGACAATGGAAATGACAATGGAAATGACAATGGAAATGACAATGGAAATGACAATGGAAATGACAATGGAAATGACAATGGAAATGACAATGGAAATGACAATGGAAATGGTAATGGTAATGTGAATGACAATGTGAATGACAATGGGTGTGCATCCTTGCTCACCGAATCCCAGCGCAAGGAGCTGGTGTCGCTGTCGTCGGTCGGGTCGGTCGCAGAGTACGAATGTAAAATTTTATCATGGCAGGCCGAAAATGGGAAGCGGTGTCGTGATCCTTACGGCACGATAAAAAAATGGATAGCCGAAGATAAAGCAAAGTCTCCCCGGGGAGAACCGTCCTTCGACCTGGAGGAGTACGAACGCTATACACGCAGCATAGACCTCGACGAGATAGACCCAAGCGGGCGGAAAGGAGCTGACCAGTGAGGATAACTTTTACTGTCCCCGGAAGACCACAGGGCAAAGGCAGGCCGAGGTTTACGGGGAAGGGACACACATATACCCCGAAAAAGACCGCGGAGTACGAAGCGCTCATCAGGCGTATGTGGCAGCTTCAGGGCGGGGAAAATTTCAGCGGGACCGTCAGGATAGAGATCCTGATACTCTACCCCATACCAAAACGAACCCCCAAACTGACCAGACAGCAGATGTTGGCGGGTGACATACTCCCCGCCAAGAAACCCGACGGGGATAACATCGAGAAAGCAGTGGCAGATGCCCTCAACGGCGCGGCCTACGATGATGACAGGCAGATAGTTTCGGCAACCTGGGAAAAGCGGTATGCCGATGAGGAGCACTGCGGACTGGTGGTGACACTGAGCGATGTCTAAGCGCAAACAGTACAGACCTGTTTTCCGCTGCAAAAAGTGTTCTGCCTACTGGGTGAGCAACTATGACCCGTTCTGCGTCTTCTGCGGAACGGTGGGCGCACCTCAAAACAAAGAGGCACAGCAGCTGATAGAGGATAGACAGGCGGAAAGGAAATATTTTGAGGAGGATCAAAGATGACCGAACAAACCGAACAGAAAATACTCGACCAGGCCCGCCAGGCTGACGAGCTGCGCCAGCTCCTGCGGGAAGTCCTGCCGATACTCAGGTGGGCTTTCTTTGCGAACTTCCGCCACCAGGAGAGGTGCGATGAGGTTTATGATAAAATAAAAAAGGCGGTGATAGAGTGAAAAAAGGTATCGAAACATATTCCGATTATGATGCGCAGGGACGTTGGAAACTATGCATCAGGAAGGTGCGGGGAAAATTCACTCTTGACGAGATAGTTGAAGCGGCTCGCGAGTGGGAAGAGGACATTTATGCGCTGGTGCTGAAATGTCTTGACGGTGAATGGGAGGAAACTCAGGGCGACTATGTTGAGCTGTACAGGCTGTCGGATATGGAGAGAAACGGCGGTTCATGGGTGCGGCGGGGCGATGAATATTTTTGCTCTCACTGCGGCAGGAAGAACATCAGAACGCCGTTCTGCCCGAACTGCGGCTATAAGATGGGAGGATAAAAATGGCAAAGATTAAAGAGACAATGACGGTATCGCTTGAAGAATTCGGAAAGAAAGCAGGCGAGTATGCGCTTGATGAGTTTGAGTATGAAGGACTGACGATCAGGCAGTGGGCGGACAAGATAACAAGCGGCGAATGCAAACCCATAGTTCATGGTAGGTGGTGTCCTAAACTTGCGCGTGATAAAGACGGCAGAATTGTATATCAGTGCTCAGAATGCGATTTTGAAGTTAGGGTGTTGCCGTATAACGTTGCAAAGTGGAGTGCAAATGAAAAATATTGTCCAGGCTGCGGTGCGAGAATGGACGGTGACAGCGATGACTAGACATGAAGCATACGAATACTTGCTGATGCGTTATAACAAAGCCAAAGACTATGATGACCCTCACTGGGACGCAGAAGAAAGGGTTGCACATCATCGGTGGTTAGAGGCTATGGAGCAGGCTATGGAAGCGCTGAAAGATACAAGCGTGAGCGTGGATGGCGATAAGCCGACCTAATTTTGAGAGGTAATGACAATGACAAACCGTGAGAAAATCCTGAAAACGAACATCTACGATCTGATGATGACGATAGCCAAGAGAGGCTGCCCGTTGGCGATCATAACGGGCAAGTATGGCGCTGAAGTAGAAGAGTGGCAGGACTGCACAGAGGCCTGCGCGAAATGTGTACAGCAATGGCTTAACAAGGAGGCGACAGGACTTGACAGAAAGTGATGATGGGGGCATCGAAGCAACGGTGAGACAGATTGGGCGTGACGCGGCAGTCGATGATGTTCACCCTCACCGCTTTCGCAGGACTTGTGCAACTCTTGCACTCAGACGTGGGATGCCAATCGAACTTGTGTCTAAGATGCTTGGGCACGAGCAACTGACGACAACGCAGATATATCTTGATCTGACAGAGAACGATCTTGAAAATGCGTACAAGAAGTATGTGGTTTAGAGGAGGCGACTACATGACAACCGACGAAGTAAAAAAATACCTCCGTCAGGCTGAGAAGCTGGACAAGCGGCTTACACGCGAACGGAGAAACCTTGAAAAGCTCATGTCTGCGGCTGAGTACCGTTCGCCCGCATTTGACAGCGCGGGCGGCGGTGGAAACGGCGACAAGATATGTTCGGCGGTGAGCCGTATCATGGAAGAGGAACAGCGAGTGCAGGAGCTGACCGACCTTTACACAGCCAAGTATGTGGAGATAGAGCAGACTATCAGGAGCATAGACGATGACACGCTGGAAGAGGTGCTGGAGCTGAGGTATCTTCACGGCCAGAGCTGGGAAGACATAGCCGATACCATGCACTATGCACTCAGGAGCGTATACGAGTTCCACGGGCGGGCGCTGCAAAAGATTGCAGTTAAATGCATTGAATTGCAGTAACGAAGTGTGCTATTATTATACTAGCCCGATAGGACACAGCGGTCATCTTGCTATCTGCATAGCAAATGGCAATGGGGCAGAAGCCCCATACGGGAAGTCACAGGTAAGCCGCACTGATACGCGGTGAGTGGGCGCAAGTCCCGCACTTCCCCTTACATTCTTTGGCATTATTGATACCCCCTTCACACGAGCGCTCCGAAATGTCGGGGCGCTTTTGCGTGGGCGGAAGGAGATGTTCTGATGATAGCAAGGCTTGCAAGTTGCGTCCTGGTTGATGAGTTTGAACAGATACTTGATATCATCGAACACTCTCTCAGCGGGCTTTTAGACGACTAAGAAAGGCAGGTGAACGCTTTGGCGAACACTCAAAACTTAAAAAGGCTGACCTCGGAAGAAGCTCGAAAAATCGGGGCAAAGGGCGGTAAAGCGTCCGCCGAAGCACGAAGAAAAAAAGATGCACTGAAAAAGCGCTTTGAAACGCTTTTTGAGATGCCTGTGTCAGATGTTCTCAGGCAAGAGCTGTTTGATGACGGCGTGGAACTTCCCGAAGGCTGCACTTTTGAGGAAGCTCTTGCATACAGCATGATGATAAAGGCTATCTCTGGCGATGCAAAGATGGTCGCTCAGATACTCTCGATCACGGGCGGCACTGAGGCCGACCGCAACCGTGCGGAGCGCCTTAAGCTCGACCGAGAGATAGCAGAGGTCAAAAAGAAACTAGCAGAAAGCGAGGAGTGGTGACATGAAACCCTTGTACATGATAGATAAAGAGAAGTGCCTGCATGACTTTCAGACAGCTTTTGCAGATGCTTTTGAGGCGGAGTTTCCGGCAGAGTTTTCGGCGGCTTTTGCAAGCGCATTTTCCACTGCGTTCAGCGAGGCCATATCTGAGCTGCAGCTTGTGCCGACAAACCACGCAAGCACTGCTGATACATACGGTGCTTCCACATACACACAGTATGGCCACGTCATGAGGACACACGAAAGTACCACGCAGCAGTTTTCACCCCTGAACGACTGGAACGATATCCGAGATGTGCAGGGCAAAGCCGTGGACGGCGTAGATGGTTACTGCATGGCGCAGGCTATAAAAGGCCTGCTGACATCTGTCAACACTTTACCGCTGCCGACGGGCGCAGTGCTGGCGTCTGATGTGTACAGCACAAGTGCGGCGTTTACCGAGGCTATGGGCTACGGCACATGGGAGCTGCTTACCAGGCAGACGATCACTTACGACTCCACGAGCGTCGAACTTTTTTACTTCAAGCGTACCGCATGAGTACGCCGAAGCTCCAGGCCTTTTACAAGGGGCAGCCCTGGAAAAAGTTTACTGCTGTGCTTAAGCAGGAGCGCCAGAACGCTGACGGTGATATCATCTGCGAGCACTGCGGCAGGCCGATAGTCAAGCGGTATGATATGATAGCCCATCACATCATCGAGCTTACCGACGACAACGTGGGCGATGTCAGCATATCGCTCAACCCTGCTAACATACAGCTGGTACACTTCCGCTGCCATAACGAGATACATGAGCGTTTCGGTAACTACGCACGACAGGTTTTTATCGTGTGGGGTTCGCCTTGTGCGGGTAAGTCGACATGGGTCAGCAGTGTGGCACGCAAGGACGATATCATCATGGATATGGACAAGCTGTGGCGTGCGATAAAGTCTGAGGCCTGCGGCGAGTATGAGAAACCGAAAGCGCTGCAGCAGAACGTGTTTGCTTTGCGTGAGTGTATGTATGATATGATACGCACCAGGCTGGGCAAGTGGCACGACGCATATATCGTCGGAGGATATCCTCTCACTGCTGAGAGAGAACGGCTGCAGTGTGCTGTCGGCGCTGACAAGCTTATACACATCGACACGCCACGACAGATATGCGAGCAGAGGGCGGCGGGCAAGTCGAGCGACTGGCTCGGCTACATCGATGAGTGGTGGGCACGGTATACCCCCCCGTCTGAGGTATAGGGCGGGCCAAATTCGAT